ATCTCCTCACTGGAGTTGTTGTAAACGATGGAGGCTCGGTCATCACTGACAGCGTTGCCGAATTCAATACCGGGGATAGACGTATTGTCACCACCGAGCCGCAGTCTGCCTCCACCTGATGGGTTGATTTTAACATCACCTGCAAACGTATTGAGTGAAGCACTGCTGCTAGTGACAGTCCCTGTCAGTGTCAACGCCGCAGCATACATCGGGATGGCATCCAGCACATCTATTCGACTGGAAGACATCCTAAACACATTAGTGGAATTCTGTGCAAACGTCAGATCCGCTGTGTTCGCCACGATGGTGGATAGCTGACCACCTCCCGTTGGGGCGAAAAAGAGACTAGGAGCAGCACTGACTAGCGTGGTTAATCCTGTGACTTGTAGGCCGTTGTCTGCCCTGATCTCACCGGCGAAAGCACTGTTTGAAGTTCCGCTGACGGTGAGAGCACCTGTCATAGTGATTGCACCACCTGTGGTAATCGTGAAAACGTCTGCTGTTCCTACATAGTCGTAAATCCTGAAGGAATCATCTGACCCTTCATTCTTTATTATCCACTTGTTGGCAGCAGAATTCACCAACAGTATTCCACTGTCATCCGTGCCGGTTGTCTTTATCTCAAGTAGGGCTGTTCCTGTCTTGTCGATATTGATATTACCCGCAAAAGTCGATGCTGTAGCCCCTGTTCCTACAAAGCTTGAACCAGTGGAAACTCCAGTAGCAGTAACAGCTCCATCTATATTCAACAGAGAGCCGTTCCAGCCGAACTTGGAAAGATTGGTTGTCAGGTTCCCTCCACTCACATAGACAACGGCATCATTCGTCAGCCCAGTAAGGCTAACTGTAGCAACTGAAAGTGTTCCCGGAATGGTGACTGTTCCATTCTGGTGGAGTTCCATCACCGGAGTATCCCAAATAAACCCACCAACTAGAGTGGAAGGGCTGAACTCCATGGTGGCATCAACTTGATCCTGTGTAGAGATAATCCAGTTATAGTGAGTGACCGTTGCCTCACTATGCAGGAACAGACCATGTGTCACATAACGTCCAACTCGACCTGTGTAAGCAGCTATGCCACTTGTAAAATCAAAGATAGTTCCACTAAATCCTGACTGTGCAGTTACCGTCCCACTGAACGTAGGGGCATTATCAACATTGATCGTCAGTGTATCAGCCCCATCGTCATATACTGTATTGATATTCGTACCCCCAATGATCAAGGAGTTGACCTGATCCATCACGCCTTCAAGAGTAAAGTGGATTGTGCTGTCGGCTATGTGAGAATCCTGTGTGGTCCCATCAGAAAGAATATCTCTACCATCGACTGTTCCACCTACTACAATGTTCGTAGTGATGTCCAGATCAGTGAACCAGCCTTTATTCACCCTTGTCCCTGTAGAACCAAGATCACCAGAGTTCTCTATAATAACTCCACCTCCAGCAAGTAATGTCATTCGGTCCTGCAAACCATTCCCGTCAGTTAAAGCAGTTGCGAAGACCATATCCATACCATCCGTAGCTTCCCCTGAAAATCCATCATTGGACTCCACCCGCATTTCCGCAAAGACGCCTGAACTGTTTCCGCTGATGTCCGAAGAGTAAAATTCGATCTTGCCGAAAAGTTCGTTTGCTCCAGCTATCGAGGAATCGGTTGACTTCAGTTGAATCACTCCACCTGTAGATTTCTGAAAAGTCGTATCGTAATTGAATATGTTTGAACTGGAAGTGCCTAAAGATACAATTCTCTGCGTGTTGAACGTGCCTGACGAATCCTCCATGTTCCAACTGTATGTTGAACCAGCGTAAAAATATATATCTCCTTCAATGTTCCGGAGAGTCAATCTTGACTTAGGGCTTGCACTTTCCATTGCAATAGAACCTGCTGCCGCATCTGCTGAATCAGTGAAGAACATTCCCGCAGTATAAGCTGTATCTGTTTTTAAATTGTTAGTGTCCTTTAGAGTTAAGATTGGATTACTGGACTCTATATTTAACGATCCAGTGATTGAAAAATCAGTCCCGTCCCAAGCTACGCTTGAACTGTCCTCCAGAATTCCTGATGTCCCAACCAACGCAACCCTACCTGCTGTCAGTCCTGAAAGAGTGAGCCCGGTGAAGGTGGGAGAATCACCGGTTCCCAGAGCAAGAGAGGTTCGCGCAACGGATCCGCTCTCTGCGGTCCATGTGCCACCGTCTCCAACAATGAAAGTTCCATCCCCGTCCAGCAGTGCAGCAATCTCGGTCAGGTCAGCATCGTATGCCTGCACGTCAACGCCTATCTCAAGCCCCAGAGTCTGAGACCACACCTCAGCCGTCGAGTCGTCCAGCAAAGTGCGGGAGAAGGCAGACAGAGAGGTTTCTGAGAGAGTGTCTAGGGCTGAGGAGTACCAGAGTTTGTCGGAGGCGATTGTGGTTTTACCGGTGCCTCCCTGATTGAGCGGTACGGTGCCGGATGACGAAAGATTTTTCGAGGCATCTGTGAAGATCGGTTTTGAGGCGGTGAGTCCAGTGATCGCAATTGATGTGGCGCTGACTGATCCCATGAAGATCGATCCGGTTCCATCGGTGAGGAGACTGGCGGTCCTGTTGTAGAGGGTTTCGAAATTGGTGTTGATCGCTTCTGCGTTGAATGCGCCTCTTGGGCCATCTGGGATGATGCGTATTTGTTCCAACTCCAGATCTGCCGAGTACGCCTGCAATTTATTACCGAGACTATCAATAAGATAATCACCGCCATCAGTAATAAGATAATCAACAGTGCCTGCCACATTCTAACCTTTTGTTTTCCCGGTGAAGGTCTTCACCAAATATGCGATCCTTTTACCGGTTCCGTTGGTGCCATGGTGTTCTTCCAGAGCTACCACTGCCTTTGCATCAAATTCTTTTCCACCCTCGAGCTTCAGAGTTCCCTGCCGGTATGCATCCAGCCCCTCCACGGCACTTCTGGCTGCTGCTTTGTAATTCTTACCATACACACCCCCCGCGACTCCAAGACCAGCCATAACGAGGTTCGCCGCCATCCCTGCCCAAGGCACAGGAGCCACCGAGCCGACCAAAGCAACTGCACCACCCACACCCGGGCTGACCTCCCATCCGTTGGTTCTGACAATCCCGGTGTCGGGATCTGTGGACACAATCGGATCGTAGAGGAAGTCACGGACTGAGGTGCATCCGATTAACAGGGCGAGAAATACAAGCAGGGTTAGGTTTCGTTTCATTTACTTTGAATGGCTCCGGTAAGGGTGTCGATCTTGGTTTCCAGAGTCTCCAGTTTTTCATTTGTATGGACCGTGGAAAATTTAGAGTCGTCGTTCTCATGCAGTGACGTGAGTCTTTCCAGTATAAGAGTTGAGGTCTGTGTAGCCTCGGCATTCTTCTTCAGCCACTCGGTGTTGTGATCCATCTGCACACTCAGTGAGCCGGTGATCTTTTCGATGCTGGAATTGTGTTTCGTCAGGTTGGACAGGAAAACCTTTACGGCATCCTTGACCTCGAGAATGAAGTTTTTACCAAACCACGTCCCGCCCTTAATCACGATCCAGAACAGAAGGAGGACTATCGCTATTGGGAATCCCAGATCTGTTATCGTGCTTACCCCGATTTCGGTCATAGTCATTTTTTAATCTTGTTTGAAAATCTAAAACTGAATTCAGAAGCATTATCGCCAACATCCAATAAAGCAGCCAAATTATCCTATTGAGCAACCCGGCTAGAACAAGCAGCAAAAACTCGTCTGCCTTCTGTTTTAATCCATCTTGACCATGTGTTTCCCCAACTGAAGCCAGCCCTGATGGCATGTAATGGTTTCTGAAACATTTCTTTATCGGACTTCGGGCTTCTGCTGTTTTTTTTTTAAGCGATTACGAGTTTCCAATTAGATACACCTTCAAACCTTTCCCCGGGGTGCTTGACCCCACCTGATCTATATTTATCCCGATCTCGGATGCATCACTTAATGCCGTATCGGAAATCACTGCCGGTGTCGCGGCTGTTGTTGATGTTTTTTCAGAGGCATCGATCGTAAGTAGAGTTGAAAGGATTGTTGTCCCTCCCTCCTCGATATCAACTATGATCGTGGATCCAACGGGAGCTGTCCCTACTGAGATCCTGACCGCTGAAAGAGTAAAGGCATAAGGCATCCGGAAAAGAAGCTTCCCGTCACCTGTTGAGAGGTTTGTGGTCTCGTCTCCTACCTGAAGGATAATTGCCTCGGAAGCCGGTCTCTGGTTCGTGACCAGTTTGTCTAAACTGTCGAGAGTCGCAACTTTATACGTGGACGGCGATGCAACCAGATCAGCAGCAATCTTTGTCAGCACCTCATCATAACGGATGCGCTGAGTGCCGAGTGCCGCAGAATCTACTGGAAATTCATCGTCATTTGCCAGTGTGGACGCATTGGTCCCTATTGCCGTTATCCGTATATCCGCCATAACACACGATCAACCCTTATAATCTTCGTGGAGAATGACTGTCCCACTCGTGACGTTGCAAGACGTAATGGAGAAGGCGAGAGTCTGCCCTGCTGCAACCTTGACCGCATTGGCTGAACCGGACACAACCGAAAGTGATGTGTCACCTCCTGAAATATCGATCACGGCAACTGCTGTGGCTGAGACCGCATTCCATGCACCTGTCTGGGTGGCATCACCGGACTCCATCAGGAGAACCTTACCGGGCTGAATTCTATCTACTTGTGTTCCCATAATTACATTCCCCAAGCGGCTTTAATCTGCTTTGCGCTGAAAGAAGATCTTCGGCCATTTCTTTTGGTTTCGTTTTTCCTGTAGCCTGCCCACACACTTTCTTTCGGTGTCATTTCACTACGCACCGGGTAAGAAAACCCGGCAAGGGGGAAAACCCGTTTATAGAGCTTACTCCCTCGCCGGATAGACTCCGTTCCAATCGGCACGATTTCGTCGAGAGTTACGCCATCATTTGATTGAAACGTCTGTATCGGCATGCGTTTGTCAGGGGTGGGTGTTAAGGTTTCGTTAAGGTAGGGTGTAAGTTGCCAGATATTTTGGCACTCCGTTTACATTAATTCGGATTCCGCCGAAATCGACATAGCCTGTCACGTCCGATGTGGTTATATTTGCTCCATCACCTGATCCGGATCCTCCAATAAAATTGATGAAGGCAACATCCTCGTCAGTGTCGGCTGCTCCACTGGACACTACTGTCTGTGGGGTGATATCTCTTGCGGCTGAAGACTTATGCTTCACGCCTCTACGTAGGTTTCGATTTGCCATAACTTAATCCTTTCAGATAGCTTTCGCTGAGTATTCTAGCCAATCAATGATCAGGCGTAAGAGGTTCCGGAGTAGATTTCGCAGATCGCCTCAGTGGTCAGACCTTTAGCTGTATAGAAGGTCTTGAATCCGATGTCGGTCTGTTGGTCGAGTGGGTCACCTTTGTCTGCGCCGGTAACCACATACACTTTCGGAGACATTGCCGACATTGCAGGAATGTTCGGTACTCCGAATGCCTGTTGTCCAAGGATGAATGTAGAGTAAACATCACCGGCAACATTGTAGGTGTATTGAGTGGAAACGGAACGGAAAGGAACCGTGGAACCGAGAAAACGGCAACCATGGATTTTTCCGACTTCTCCATTGAAGATCCGGTTGACATCGCCGTATTTGGCAGCATCAATCCAATCACCGTCATTCATCAGGTCTCGAAGAACCGCATGACCGGACATTCCAACAAACCCACCACCGGGCTGCTCGACTGCCTTGTTGATTTTCAGATTTGTGACGGCATCCAGAACATCCAGTGCGGTCAGTGAGACCGTGCTTTTATCCGTTGCCGTATCAACCGCCGCATAGTTTGCAGCACCTTGGGCCAGCCGCTTGGTGCGATCACCGATGTAAGTGCCTCCGGTCATATCAGACCCAAGCTCATTTCGGATGATCTCCTCTGCATGAAGAGCAGCGTCCATACCGTTGGTCACGGTGGCTGCTTTCATGTGGTTGAATAACTCGGTTGCCTGCAACACATCAGTGAGCTGGATAATTTGCCCATATTGGGTGAGAGTTGCCGTCACCTTGTCGAGTGCCAGAGTGCGGTAGGCCGCCAATGGAGTTCCCTCGGTCAGTGCGGCAATATCAGTTGTCGCAGCCGCGCCGAAGCGGAACCATGTAATGGTTTTGTCGTTTCCCTTTGGAACCTCCGACTTTGCGCCGAACGGGGCAAGGATGAGATTCTCCTTAAGAGTTGCGAGCAGTTTACGGGAAAAGTATCCCTGAAATTGATCGGTAATACCGGTAGTGCCGGTTTTAGTTTGTGCCATAATAGAGTCCTGTTATTTTTGACGCTATGACGACCACTTAAAATGTCTGAGAAGATGCTGCGGCTGTTCTTTCAAGGGCTTTTTCCTGATCATCCAAGCTTAGAGATTCAAAATCCCCTCCACCTGCCGGGGCTCCGGGTATAGCCGGGCCACCATCGATTTGTGTTTTTCCCTCGAGCACTTCCACCTGCGCTCTTAACTTTTCATTTTCAACCCGTAGTGCATCGGCGTTAGCACCAGCTCCCAGAGCATCGACATGCTGCATCGCATATTTTATGCCGTTGGGATTCTGCGTTAAATCGGGATACTCCCGAAGTACTGCAATCAGCGTTTTGTAGGTTTCAGAGGCAGTGTCGGAAAGTTCCGGATGAGTCCGGACTTCCTCCTGATAGTTTGCGTTCCATTGATTGTTACGCGTATCAACCTCTTTCTGCTGTTTGGCTCTGGCTATCAGATCCTGTGCCGAGTGGGCACGTTCCATTGCCAGTTTTGCCTTTTCAGTATCCCCCTCCTCTTCATATTTCTTAGCCAGTTCCGCCCAATCTTCCGGGAGTGCTGTCTGAGATTCTGTATCTGAGGTGACTTGACGAAGATGATTCGCCTTGTCCTGTTCGAACTTCTGCCTCTCCTGATTGAATCTGCTTTCCTGATCCGCGAGGGTGGTTTTTCTTGTATTAAGATTTTCCCATGTCCTCTCTTTTCTGATCGCTTCTTTATCAAGGGGAGTAGTATCCGCAACTGGGGGATCTACAATTGTCTGTTTGTCTTCTGCCGGTTTGGTCTCGACATGTTGATCTTTCGGAGTAGCGTCTGCCGGTTTCGTGATTACCGGACTCTCAAGGTTCACGATGGGTTTGTCAGATAGGCTGGCACCTGAATTGTCATGCGCCATAGCAGCGGCGAGGAGAGTATCCTCTTCGCTTATCTGAGGGGGATCGGCTACTGTTGTTTGGTCATCCATGTGTTTGACTCATCCACTCTAGGTCATCAGTGGCGATTGTCGTATCGTCTATTTTCGTTTCGGTTTCCAGCAATTCCTGTTCGTTCTGGATCATCAGAGAATCGATAACTGCGATTGCAGCCTTGAACCCATCTGCATGACCGACTTCGAAGTCAGTGCTGTTTCCTTTTCGACGTGAAATTGCGAAATAATTTCGAACTGTCAACGCCAAAAGTGTTTTGTTGAGTTTCGCGCCGGTTTTTGACCGGGTGAAAGCCAGTAGATTTTTCAGATCGTCCGGAGTCCATTCCGGTGCCGGTACGTATCCGCAATGCCGCACTAAATGTCTTGCGGCTCTTAAAGTTGCAAAGAATCTCTTTATCATGCTGGTACGCGTTCAGGTGGAGTCATTCCCAATGCAGGATCCGCTTCGTCAGCAAGCTCAGAATTATTTCCATTCTGATTGGCCTGCGCCTCTACTTCGGCCTGCTGTTGGGCCTGCTTCGCCATTGCCTGCAATTCCCCTTTGAGCATGTTGGCTTTCTTAGGGTCTGATTCTGAAAGAGCTTCCAAGTGCTGCTGGATGTGCTGCAAAAGCCTTTCCAGCCCGACTTGATCCACTTCCTTACCGAGCTGATCTCTCGACTGCATAAACTGAGCAGTGGTTTTAATATGGGTTTCATGGTCATCGTTGGGTTCAACGGCAGCAGGGAATCCTTGGAGCATTATTGTAATCTCCATTGCCTGTTCCTCTGCCTCGGTGGCTGCTTTGAGCCCCGGGTCAATGAGGAGTCGACGTGTCAGACCGGAGTCGTCTGCATCATGCATAGACCGTCTGAGTTCAAGCTGATCGGTGTATGGATCCCCATTGAGCATCTGGAATCTAGCCAATGCTTTCTGGTAGATCAGAGTTCTGTTTACCCCGTCTCCACTGCCGGTTGGCTGTACGCCGTAGTCACCGTGCAGAGCTTTTTTGTCGATCTTCTGGGCATCATCCTGATACCAGAAATCCAAGTCATCGCCGTTATATTGTGTCAGGAGAGACCATGCCATTTTATACAATGAACCTAGGCTGATCCGGAAAACTCTGAGACGCAGGTCAGCCGATTGGGAAAACAGTCCCTGAATGGCATTGATCTCTGTAGCGGTCCTGCGCTCCGTGTTCGCAAGGGATTGGTTTAATCCGAAGTCCGGTGCCGAGACCCTCTGCTCCGCAATCTCGCGGGTTTGATTCATCATTGTATCGAAGCTGATAGGGGGCTGAGGCATCGGCACCGGGGATACATCTTCGGGTAAAATCTGACCGGGAACAAACCGCAAGTTTGCCTGATTCGGCACGTCCCGGCTCGTTTTGAATAAAGGACGGTTGTAAAACGTCATCGCATCATTTTTGTCGTTGAGCAGGCGGCAAAGTTCCGCTTCATTCATCGCCAGCAGTTCCGGAATCCCCCGTGGCGAGTGCCAACCCTGATCCTTTATCTCATATTGAAAACTCACGAACGGAGGAGCCCCGTGATTGTAAGGCACCTTGAATTCGTCTCTCAGGGTTTCATCTTCGCAGACGGGAGAGAATGTTTTAACGTGCCATTCCCCCTCCATCATTTCGTAGACCTCCCATACTATAATCTTGCCTGCCGCCGGTTTGGTGATTCCCTCCCGGGTGTATCGGACTTCTCTTTCGTCGGAATCGCCTCCCTCTTCCACTTCCTCTTGGGAAAGCAGTTTCTGAATCACTTCGTCGTTCTGATTCAGATGCTTTTCGCGCCGGTAGGCTTCCTCTGAGTAAATCTTAATGTGGACAATGCGGTCTGCCTCTTCGACCTTGTCAGTGTGCTGAGGAACAACTATATGCTGAGGTCTTACTGCCGTAAATTTGAGCCGCTTGGTTTTGGAATCCCACATGACCTTCATACATGCCCTGCCTGACATCAGCATGGCATCGATCGTGGTCAGGATCTCTGTCTCGAGGTTGGATTTCTGTTTGACCTGATAATCGAACCACTGAGCCGCTGCTGCGGTGTTATCTTTCTGCTGAGGTCTCCGGGAAACGAATGTGGCGAGAATATCTACTGCGAAAAGCTGCTGGAAATAATGAGGTTTGATTTTCTCAATGGTGGAATCGGAAAGCGGGTAGTGGAGATCTGAAGCCCCCGGGAAAGGTTTGGATTTTCTCCGGAGACCGTTATGGCGCATGTCGTAGAAAAGCCTCTGTCTGTTTTCCCAAGTTGACCGGTCTTGGAGATCCTGAAAAATCTGGTCCGTCAGTTGTCTGCGGGTCTGCATATCAAAAATCGGTTAAAGCCCTGAGTAGATCCCCAGAGCTTCGAATGTGTCTTCCCCGATAGGGTCCATAAGCTCGAATAGGTCAGGTCTTTTGTAATTGTCAACCGAATATTTGGCGTACCTATTATGGGTGACGCATAAACAGAGGGCATCTGCCCGGTCAGGGGATGGCAATCCCCGCTCCCTCATATTGTCCTTGGGTTCCACCCCCAATTTGCCGCTTGATGCCGTAGCGCCACGTCTGGAAGTGAGCTGGGATAGGGTGGCATCGTCCTTCGGCAGGATGATATCGTGGGTATCGATTGCCCGGGAGGTTTCCCACCAGATTTCGGCTCCTTTGTTCTGGTAAGTCTTCTTTTGGCTGGGTTTTCCTCCAAAATTCACCCGATTCACCTGCCAGCCCATTTCCCAGAGCCGATCGACCATGGGTTTTCCGAGCCCCCCGTCATCAGCGTAGACCGAAGATGCCTCCACCCCAATCCTCCTCATCTCGAGGATGAAACGGCCCACAGCCTTCATTGTATCCTTTTCGCGCCAGCAGATCAGAGGGCGGATCTCGTTCCCGTCCCGCCAGCAGATAACATTCTCATCCCCACCGGCTGCGAAATCCAACCCGGCAACTTTCTGATTTCCGGACTTCCTTGGAGGATTATCCCGGCAGGAGACCATCGAATGGAAGGGTATCACCATCGCGTGGGAGCTGAGGTCCATGAATTCCCCGTAGATCATTGATTTGATCAGTGGATGGTCCTCCCCCCACTTGAGTTTCTGAGCTTCGATCCATTTCTTGTCCAGATGGGGGCAGTCGTAGGCGGTGACCGTGTGGGTTTTCCATAAATGCATCTCCCGATCCCAGATCCTGTGGAAGGCTCCTTCGGTGGGGCCCGGCGATGACATCACGAGGATTCTGGACGGCTGGCACCTCTCCACTGCCTCGAAAATTCCATCTACAATCGATTTAGCCTCATCGATCACCATGAATAGATTGTCATTATGCCAACCCTCGAAGCGCCCGGGATCGTCGGTGGAGAATCCGATCATGCGCGAGCCGTTTTCGCAATCGATGGTCGTCTGTTGAACATTGAACATGTTCCCGAATTGAGAACATACAGATCGGATGTAGGGGAACATCTGCTCCTTCACCTGCCGGTACACACCACTGGTGACCACGGTGACAGAGTTGGGATAGGCACACATGTGCCAGATCGCCGCAGGACCGGCGAGGAAGCGAGTCTTACCGGATCCGTTCGCCGCTTTGACTGCAACCCGGCAACCTCTCTGGCTTAGATCCTTCATCACCCGGCGTTGCCAAGGGTAGATCGGGAGCTGTAGACTGATCTCAGCAAATCTGTCTAGATCGGTATCATCTGGATTTGACTTTTTTCCTGCTGACTTTGGCTTTAGTTTGTTGTCTGGCATCCTGCTTTAGAGTCCTCAGTTCTAATTCGACCCTTGTCAAGTTTTCTTCCGTGTTCAGGAGCCTGCTCAAAACGTCCAGCATCATCAGGTTGCAGGTGAGTATGTGGCTGAGATCTGCGCTGATTGAGATTTTGCTTGGATTCACCCGGTAGGGTTTCTGTAGCATTTCTCGGAATTCGTTCAGATCCGCTTCGTTGTTTATTCTTAAGATTCTGCTCATTCTTCCCGGGTATAGTCTATCGGTTCCTGTCGGTTGATTTCTGACCACCATGTATGTGTGATACTTTCGTGCCACCTGCTTGCAGAATTTTCCGATGTCCTTGACTTTCGGAGTCTGCGCCAGCTTCTTTTTCTGTATGCCGTGAAAATACATATAAAGGTTTTGCGGGTCCGGGATAATGCCTGATTCCATCCGCAATTTGGAACTGAAAGGGCTGATACTAAACCGGGAGACATGCTATACCGGCTGATGAATTCACCCCGGCTTTAGAGTCACTCTCCGGACTTATGACTGTAAATTATCTTACTACTCTATAAATCATTGTTTTGCTAGCATGGCTCTGTTTTGTTTTTCGGTTCTCGTAACTGTCGAGCGGAATCAGAACCCCTTTCTTTATGCAGTTCATAACGAATGCGCCCATGACATTGAAGTGATGGGGCTCCCCAATACGTGTCGTCAGCCACAACCTAAGCGACTCCCCCGTGCAGGTGTTGTCTGGATAACCGCACACCAGATCGATGGCTCGCTTGCTCCAGTTGCGGCTGTTTTTAGCAACCTTCAGAATGCCCTTGTCTCGAGCCTCCAGACTTCCTTCCAGATCAAACTCCGGGTGGTCAAAGCTCACGATTTTTCCCCTAACTTTAAAGGAGGATCGGCTACCCACTTCTCCAGTTCCTTCAGTCTTCCCAACATGGATCCAAGGGAGGTCGCATGTTCACCACTTGTAAATTGTCGGTTCCGTTCGTTGTCTGCAACCTTGTCGATCAGTGCGTTGATCACCTCCCTAATGGGTTTTCCTCCTCCGGTCAGAGGCATCTTCTCAATCCCGCCGCTTGGCTCCTTGTAGGCACAGTCAGCGCAAATAATTGATCGCTTATCCCCAATGTAACCATCTCCGCACTCCTTGCAGGTTGCAAGATATGCTCCCGGAGCCCACCCACCACGTTGGGGTCTAGCATCCACTTCTTTCAATACATGCAGTGGATTTGCTTTCTTGAAGTCCTCCTGATGCCCCCGAATCTCGCGCTGCTGGTTTTTGAGTCGGCGGTGGTTGTCGTTGATTTCTACGGTGAGTTTATCACATTCCTTGTGGACAATCCGAAGTTCCCGGTGGAGATTCTTGATTGCCTCTTGGTCCGTGTCCCTGAGCCCCCTTAGCTTTTTGAGGCTGCCTTCAAGTTGCTTGATGCGGTTGCGTTCGACATTCAGGGTTTTTTGATCAGCAACACTAACCGCATTTTCAACACGCAGGTCACCTTCAAGTTCCTTGACGAGCTTCCGCAGTGAGTTTCGTTCGATGGAAGTGTTATCATTCCGGTCATACCAAAGCTTGTTGTCAGCTTCAAGTTCCTTGATGCGCTTTTCTTGAGTCCTTATTATCCCATCGCGCATCGAGACGTTGTCTCCAAGTTGGGCTTCAAGTTCCTTGATGCGCTCTCCTTGTCGCATGATGACCCCTTGCTGCCGGTCCTTTACTTCCACCCCATAATCCAAGAGTTCCTTGATCCTGACATCTTTACCAAGGTTAATCCGGTTCAGTGTCTCCAGTTGCTCTGATCGGTGATTGATTAAGGACTCATTGTCCTTGATTGTCTCAGCTTGCTTAGAGATCTGCTTTTCAAGTTCCTTGATTTGCTTGTTCTGCCCGATAATCTTCGTCTTGCTCAAGTGAAACTGCGTGGTCCTTTCGGTGTCGAGGTCAGCCAGAAGCTTCTTATTCTTCTCCAGTGTTTCCTCGCATAGACTGTGGCTCAGAATCAGCTTCGCGCTCAGTTCTGATATCTCCACGTCAAGGGCTGATCCCGACTTCAGATCGATGGGCGTTTTGTCTTTGATCGGCTGGATGAGAATCAACTCCGTATGCCACTCAATAGTGCGTTCAGGTTCATTCTCCCACCCCTCATAAGGCTCCCAACCAAGTCCATCAACTTCGGATGTGAAGAACATATCACACACTAGCTTACCGCTTCTTACGACTTCATACCCTTTCGGAATTATTAGTTTTTCACTCATAGTATTTTCTCTCATTTCTTTTTTCTTCTCCTGACAGGAAACATGTTCCACCCCTCGACAATCACTTTTCCTTCGTCATCATACAAACGGTATTTCATCCACGTCCCTTTCAGATACTGTTCAGGATTTCGATACACATCCAGAACCTCCCGGGACTTGTAATCATACTCTTTGCCATCACTGTCAGGAGCCATGCAGATCATCATCCGCTCTGTCCACCCCTTTGCTTTTTCTGACCGATTACCCATGGTTTTATTTGTGGGAACGTTATTCGAATATAATCAATGTTGTGCGAAGATTAATATTTTTTATAATTATTCCTTCTTCCTACGATTGCCCTATCAATACATACGTAACAAGTCTTTTGCCCTTCGTCGGGAGTGTTGAAGGGTTTTCCGCATTTCCGGCATGATTTCAGATGTCTAAGGTTTTTTTCCATAATCAATGTTGCGCGAAGGTTAATTCAGATCGTCCTGCCTTCCATCAGGCGCTTAATAACTCCCTGCGCCTCATCCAACTTTGCTAAGGCAGTTGATGTATACTCTGTGCTTGTCTGAGCCGACTTTTCCAGTACCCTATTCTGCTCCTTCAGCCCCTTCAGGGTCTCCCGGTAAACGTCCTCATTCATAGGTTGCTCCACCCTTCCCTTTGCATTGATAACCAAACCCCTCATACCCTCCACCTTCTCACGCAGTTCCACCACCAGCTTTTGCAACACATCCTTTTGATGAGACATGCCGATCAACTCACTGATCAGAGCTGGCTTGTCCATCTCCATCAACACTTCTCTCACTTCATCGTCTGTCATTTTATTCCTCTCTCTCAAACCCTGTGAAAGGGGAGGGCCGTTAAACCCTCCCCCACAACGACACTTCCAATCCTACCCCTCAAGAAACTCTATCTTCGGTTTCTCACCTCGCACCACGGCATATTGAAGGTCCAGCTTGGCACTGGATAACATTCGCCCTGCCACACGGGACAACTCCCCTGCCTGCTTGTAGTTTATTTCTCCGGATTCCAGCCCGTTGAATGTGGCAATCAATCTCTTTCTAAGATCCTGATTGTTTACAACAATTTTATTCTCTTTGTTTTTCATTTCTCTCATCTTCGGCTTTCTCTCACCGAAATTCTTTTCCAAACTCCTCTTTCAATTTCCGATCCAATCGGAGTTTCACACGCTTTAATTCTATCAACCCTTGAGGTATATGACCCCTCAATATTCCGTTTCTCTCACTCAGCAATCTCCTTATATACACATCTGTTAAATTTTCTCTCATCTTAATCCTCCGACTTCTTTCTATCTTCTTCCTGCTTCTCTTCTGACAGGGATTCTGCTTCTTCCTGCTCGACCTCCACAACCTAAAACCATCAAAGTCAAATTCTCCTGATTTGACTATTTCCTTACCCAATCTTTCCACCCATTTTTTCCCCTTTGTTTTTGTTAATAAATACACAATCGCTCCTAGCCCCCTATCTCCCTCTCCTCCTCCTTCCTCTATCACAGTGCCAACTTTCAGCATCATTCCATTCATCACCGCCCTCTCCTCCACCAGATCCCTGTCCTGCTCCATTATCATCGTTTTTTCCTTTCTCTCATACACCGTCATACTCCATCACACAACATCATACTGCAAGCTTTTTATTCCTCATTTAAACACCCCCTCAGAATCACACATCCTCACAAAATGAACATTGTCTATCTTCATTGCCAGCTCCACATCATCCGTTATCCGGTCCACCCTTCCCATCTGACGAATCGGAGTATGATGCAACGGCAATCCACTGATTCTAACCGCATAAATCCCATCCTCATACACTGCAATAAACCAGCACGGCATCGATAAATAAAGCTCATAATACATCAGCCATTTCCACTTGCTGAAATCCATGTAATTAAACGGCTTGTCTCCAAACTTCCGGCTGCTCCTGCACTTGATTTCACAGAACCCTTTGCAGTTGCCCTCTCCATCCAGAAAATACAGATCGTAATGCTCCAGATGCTTCGATCGGCAGAACCGCGCATACCCCATCTCCACCCTCAGCTTCTCCCCCACAACCATCTCACGGTCACGGTCTTTCTGCGTCTCATGTATCATTCAACCTCCCTGTATATAGGAACCCCACCTTCCGTTTTCCCTTCATACTTATACCTTCTGATCCCACACACCTTTTCCTTATCCGGAATTTCCCTATCAAGATCCATCACAGGAACCAGCTTCGGAATACACGGTCTCTGGATCTGCGGAACGATCTTTTCCAGCCAGCTCAGACGCTCATACTTCTCAAGCCCGTCAAGCGTGATAAACTTCACCTGCAACCCTACAGGTGCTTCGGGAGCTGCGATCTCTTTCTCTCTATACACATCCTCCCCCAATGCTTCCTCTATACTAGTCACCACGTCCGGATACCTGCTCTCCATATGGTTAGCCCTAATACCCTGTAGCAACACCAACACATCTTCCCTGCTAAAATAAGCTCCCCCCTCAGTCACCGGCTGATGCTGAAAATCATACGCCTGTAGCTTTCTCAATCCGTTCATACTCTCACTCCTTATTATATTTAAATCGGTGAAACTCCACCTCTACACTCTTCTTCAATATCTCTCTGGTCGCAGGCAGTTCTTCTGTCCATACTTCTATCTCTTTCAATATCTCACGCTTGATCTCCATCCTCTCTTTCCATTCCTCAAATTCACTCTTCCGGTGTTTCATTTCATTCCTTTCTGTATTCCTTCTCGATCTCTTCATCGATCCGGTTCCACTCTCTGCTCATCTCTGCAAGGTGACCGGCAGTGCTTGGCAACTGACTTGCCACAACCTCCATTACCCTCCTCAAACACTCCGCATTGCTGTTAACCTGCTCCTGCAAATATTCTCTCTCTGTCATTTCACACACCTCCCTATTATACTATTTGCCTGTGCTACTTGGATTGCCCGGTGCAGCCGAACCTTATCAAAAAAACCAAGACTCATACTCGGGTTAGCTATGTCCATAAATAGAATACCATTCCCGTTCCTGATCTCCACATCATGCTCTCTATTCACCATCCTGAAATCCCCCTGAACCCACTCCTCATCCGGACTCTCCAACAACTCCACAATCGAATTCATCGCTATCCGGATCCTATGACGACTCTTTTTACGGTTGTCATACTCTCTCTCCAGCCAATCAAATATTTTCAGTACAGTTCTCATACTCTCATTTCACACTCCTCACTATCTCTCCTATCAACACTCCTACAACCAACCCATACATTATCATAAAACTCCAGAACACCAACCAACTCGCTACTCCAGATATCCTTCCCTTCTCCTCTATCTCTCTTACTATATTCATACCTGCCTCCCCATCCGCTGTATCGCCTCCGTAACCTCTCCCAACCGCAAACACGTCTCTGCCTGCAATGCCGTCATCCTGTTCATCTCTTCTATCATCATTAAAAACCTCTTCGAAGATTCTAATTGATATTCCCCACTTCTCTGATTTTTCTCCGCCAATTCCGCCACTAACATCCTTTTC